GAACACAGCAGGTACGCGACCTGCGTACTCAATGATCTTTACGGAGCTGTCCCGGAGGTCTACGTTGGCCGTAGCCCCCGTACCGTCCGTGTCCGGGCGGGAGCCCGTGTAGGGCGATAGCTCGCCTTTCCGGTAGATCTTCTGCCGCTGCTTCTCCCGAATGGTGTGCATCGGCTTGATAACTTCGTGGGCAACGAACAGAGCTTCCTCGATGTTCGTGGATGCCGGGTCGATCAGGAACTGGTCAGGCCGTACCGCTTCCACGGGTACGGAGATACGCTCCATCTCCACGGGTTCCCCCGTGGGACCAGCCTGTAGCTCAGTCTTCTTGGTGACGTTGATCTTGGCGATCCCCGTCCCGTAGATAGCCCCCATCAGGATAGCGTCGCTGATAGAGCGCTGTACGCCATCCAGGTGGAAGTCCTCAAGGAGCTGGTTGCGATACTGTACAGCGTCGTCCTTGTTCTGGTCTGCAATGTCATCGGTGACATCAAACCACGCCTTGCGAGAGAAGATAGCTTCCTCAATCTCGCTGACGGTCATCTCGATTGCCTGGGACAGGGCGGGGGCGATAAGGCGGCTGCGCTCGCTGTCCGTGTTCTTGTCTTGGTCCGTGAAGAACCCGCGCCAAAGGCGGGTGTACTCGTCCCAGCGTGTGCCGTACTTGGTGTCGCGCACGTCCCGTGCGTGATCCACCTTCATCAGGATAAACTCGGCCAGGCCGGAGAAGCCGTCGTACTCCTGGCGAGCGTCGTTCGGGTTGTTGGTTTCCCCGAATTGATTTCCTATAGCCACGCCTTAGCTCCTTAGTAGCCTGCTACTTCGTCCATTGGCTCCCACTCGTCTTCGACATCAAAGCCGTCGAACCATGGTTCCGCCATTTGATCCACGTACGACACCGCGTCGATAAGGTCGTCGTGAGATAAAGGGGACGGAAAATCAACGCACTGGTCCAGGAAGTCTTTGTTCCACGGGGCCTTCAGCAGGCTGATGCGACCTTTCTCCGCCCGGCCCTGTAGGGCCCAGGCGATACGGTCGGTCTTGCGCTGGTTTCCGTGTGACAATTCCCAGATCGGAAAGTACACCCCGAGGCGGTTCATCTCGTCCTCGATGTACGGGGTGACGGCGTTCTTTGCCATGCCCTTCTCTACGCCTAGCTTCAAGGGCTTGTAGTCTCGATACGCCTTTACGATCCGAAGCGCGGTTTCTCTAACGTCCCACTGACCGTAAATAAGATCAGCGATACACCATCCGCCAGCATGGTTAAGCACTACTGCGATGGCGTGATCGTCGAGCTTCTTCACCTTCCGACCTCCCTCGGTTTTACTGAAACCGGCAAGGTCGATTGCTACGTAGTAGTCCCCCGGGTAGGGAACCTTGTCCACTACTTCAAACATATCCCGGGTAAGGACAATGCCACCCCCGGACTCAAAGGAGGCTTCGATTTCCTGCCGGAAACGCTCTTCCGACATATTCTCAGCCATCATGGTAATTTCCTGCGCAGGCAGGAACGGGTTATCCATGGACTTGAAGGTCCAGGCACGCCAGGAGTCGTCCTCCGTCTGCATGGCGTGAGCCCAAAGCTCGTAGAAGTGATTCTTGCCGTCCGGCGTACCGATGAACAACGCTCCGCCTTCTGCTCGGGCGAGGGCGGGGCGGATAATCATCTGCCACACCTCTTCCTTCATGAAGGCGTACTCGTCCATTACGACGTAGCTAAGGCCGACCCCACGCAGGCTGTCGGGACGGTCTGCACCCTTGATAGAGATGCGTCGACCGTTGACCAGCGTGAGGACGCCTTGGTTCTCGTATTTCTGAGCAATGAGCTCTGACCCTAGCTCTTTCAGGAGCGGCCAGAGGATCTTTTTGCCTTGCTCATACGTCGGAGCAACGTAATACACTTCTTCTAGCGCAAGGTCGACTTCTACGCCGTCGCTTCGTACTTTTGTGTTCTTTGCCGCTTCTACGAACAGTGTCACGGCTGCAAGATACGACTTTCCGAAACGACGACCCGCCGCTACGACCTTAAAGCGGCTGGGGTCTTCAAAAATCCCAAGCTGGTGCTTGTGAAGACTAATATTCACCGGTACGCCCCTTCGGGGCTAGCCGGATTGACAAGCACCAAGATCACCTAGACCTTACGCTTCGTGATGGTACGGTAGACGTTCTTGATGCGATCAAGCACGCCGTTATCCGCATCGGTGGGCGTAAGGGCAACCACAAAGGAGGCGACGATAAGGAACGCCTCAAACACTGCAAAGAGATCGAATCCACTGAACTCCATCATCGCTTCCTTTTAGCTTGGTTAGCTTTAATAGCTTTTAGCTGCCTTTCGGCGGCGGCTCGGGTTTTGTGGACGGTTGGTACGTTTTCGACCTTCCATCCGTTTTTTACCTTGCGGACGGGCACCGTAGGCCACCTTTAGTAGCCCTGGGGCTTGGAACCGCCCGCGGCACCGCCCTTAACGGGGCTTGCCATGCCTTTGCCAGCCTTGTAGGGCTTGGAGCCCATGCTGTTCTTCGGCTTAACGCCCGGACCCTTCTGGGCGCTGTCACTGCACTGGTTCATGTTAGCCATCTTGTATATCCTCGCTTTCTACGTCGATGATTTCCGCCTTTTTAGTGGCGGAATCGGTGGTGGAAATGTTAATTTGGACGCTTTCCTTGCCCGCGACGCTGTTATCAGCGGCGCTTTTGGACATAATTGACGCCCAGACCAGCTTTTGGCTGTCCTTGTCGCCCTCAAGTGCCTGATTTACGATCAGATTGGCTACTTGGAGCATTTTGTCGGCGTTATCCTCCCGGACCGCCTCCTCAACCATCAATTTCAGCATGGTAACCTTGTTTTTGGAGCCCTTTGGGCGTCCGTTTGGGTTACCGCTAATGCCTTTCAGGAACCTTCCCGTCGAATTGTCCCTGACTAAGCTAGTCTCTTGGGACGTTGTATCCGATTTTTCTGTCGAATGATTGGATGTTTGCTCTGAATTTAAAGTCATCTTTGAAGAAATCCTCTAATTCCGGTTCTCGGTAGCTGCGCGCCCTTGGTTCCATGGTTCCCGCTCTCGCTTTGCGAGGCGGTGCCCCGGGACCCGTCCTCACGTTAGTGAGTAACGGGTACGGCCCCTTGTTGTGGTGCCCTACCCTTAGCCCGTAGCGTTCTTTGAATACCTGTTCGATGTCTTCAAACATGAAATAAAGCGTTGGTAGCGGTCCCCAGAGCCAATTCTGAGGGACCCAATGCTTGTCCCAGTACCGCTTATCCAGCACCTGGTCTACGAAGTCCATCCAGTCCCGCGGAGGACTGGAAACGTAGCTCTGGGTGCGCTCGTGCCACACCTGGGGCCACGATGCGCGGTTGTTGAAGTAGTGGAACGCGCTTTCCATGCGCTCCAGCGGATCTCGGACAAACACTACCGCTTCGTTGTACTTCTCTACCTTGTCCTTTGGTACCTGGCCGCCGTTAGCTGCCTTGCGTACGCTGTTAGAACCTACCTTCGGTGTTGCTGCTACTACCTCTCGCCCGATGGGACACCAGATTACGGTTCGGTTGCCACTGATTACGGGATGCTCGGGCATGTAGTCGTAGATCATTTAGTTCCCATAAGCTGTTGAGCTGCTTGCGGGATCGCTTTGCCAAAGGGCAATTTATCCCGACGCCAGTTGCTCATAGTCGGAAATGCAGGGTCTTGGGCAAATATGTAGCCGCCCAGAACTTGGTCAAAACGGGATTGACGAAGCCAATCCTCAAAGGGGCGCTTCTCGCCTTCGTTTACAGAATACTTGTACGATTCTTGTAGCCAGTTTGCTACTTCAGGTTCTTGCATTGCGCTGCCTAACAGCGCGTTGTATTGCTCAGGGTAGTAATTCTTCATAAGGTGGATGCTTTCGCTAAGAGCAGCCTTGTCTCGATAATTCTTTATACCTGCATCACGAAACTTTTTGTCGTTGATGTAGATAATCGGCTCTCCCGTAGGGGAGTCGCCGCCCTGCACAGTTTCTGACCAACGAAAGTCGTTTTCGTTAAAAAATTTTGCCGACTCTTCAGGGGAGGCAACGGTGGCTTTTGATAACAAATCTTGCATCGTTGGCATCTTGCTTTTGGATTTTTGCAAAATGCGATTAGCCAGCGCAGGGTCACCAAGGCGCATGGCGGTCATGGCTGCTTCTCGCGCCTTGCCGTTCATTACCGACCTCGCTTCTTCTTGGCCGTCTTGGCGGACTCCTTGAAGGCTTTGTCCGTGGGAGCACCCTTGGTGCCCGGGGTGCGCATCTTTTCGCCTGAACCGGCTTTGATGCGCTTACGCTTGGCGTTGATGTTGGCGTACAGTCCGCGTTGGGGCATTAGGATCTCCGACTCTTGGTTCCGCTGCACTTCCACCGCTTCCGCGAAAGGCGGAGCGGGGAGTTGGGGTCTTTTGCTGCCTTCGGGTTGTCTCGCATCTGGCCCGCACTGCGGGCGCAGTAGGCGTCTCCCTTGGCCGTGCCGGGGCGTACCCGGGGGCCTCCATCCTTTGCCTTACCGGCCTGGCCGTAGGACACCCGCTTTCCGCTGGCGGTCACCTTGACCTTAGCTTTTCCCTTAGCAGGGCGGCTCACAACCAGACTCGCGCGGGAGCATTGGGGTACACTCGGAACGACTCCAGCTCTTCAATGGGCGCTTCTGCCCGAATATTAACGTGGAAGCCGTCAAGAGCTGCCTGCTCGGGATACTCGTTGCCCTCGTCGTCCGTGAGGGTGTTGCCCGTGGGTCGGTAGATCGTGCCTACAATGTCCGTGTTAGCGAAGCGCGGCCGGCTCTCAAAGGCGATGGGGGTCTTGGTGACTTCCCCGGTCTCCTCGTCCACATCTACCTGCCATTCCACGGCTACGTCATGGAACAAGACGGAAAGCATTTCCGCCTCGTCCGTGAACTTGAGGAACATGTCCCCAGATAAACTGGGATCGGGTGCTAACACTTCAATTTCAAACTCGCTCATTGAACCATCCCCTTGCTAGCTCCTCGGCAGGGCCGTTTAGAGATGCAACACCTTGAATAAAACCCTCTTCTGTTACGTCCAGGGGGAAAACAGATTCTGTTTGCTTCCATCCAGTGTACATTTCTTCGTCGAATTGTTTTGTGAACTGCTCTGCGTCCCAGTGAACGCGAAGCCGTGGGCCAATCACCTGATAGGTCGGGAGCTTGTTGCTTGAAAAGACTTTCATTTTGATCTCCCTTAATATGCCAAACGCGC